ATCAACACCTTCATCATTATCAGTGTTGAAATCTTTCGCCTGAGTTTTACGGTCGCCAAGATAAGCAATCGCAAAGGTGGAAAGATCTACTACAACCGCCATGCTAGACCAGATAGTATTGGTGTTAAACAGCGGATGTTCGATAACACGGAAAGTGCCACGAGAGGTTTTGAACGTGGAAAATTGCAAGCCCCAAGTAGTTTGGCCATCTACTAGTTGGTAAGTGCCATTAAGCCTACCAATGTTATTGATGACTTTCTTAGCTCCACCACCGACAAACATCAGACGCTCATTCGCAACTTTAGGGTCAGTGGCTTGGTTAAATACACCATCCACGGCAGCCTCGAATTGAGTGTAATTAGTGGTGCCACCGGCAATGGTGCTATTCGCACTAAATCCAGCAGGATACAAAGTAGTATCTATGATATTAGCTTGCAATCCTGCCATTGTGCGGAACGGCTGGCCATTACGTGTGCTTTGGGATTTCTGACCAAAGAACATGGCTTTCTCAATATCAGCCGCATGAAAGCCAGAGCAATCTGCACGAGATTCTGCCACGTTGCTATCGCCAGCAATTACCAGCGTAGCACGGGCAGTATCAGTAAGCGCCCAGCTATTGCGGAAGATCTGAGTAAGGTTAGTAACACGCACAGGAGTTACATTCAATGCGTTGGGGCGCACAGAACCTTCCTCGAATGCATTACCAACCATTAGAAATACACCAGTACCGCCAGCGTCAGTACCAGCAGCAACAGTACCTTGTGCACGGGATACGCGAATGGAAGTGCCAGAAAGCACAGAATCCACAATCACATTCTCACCAAGCATGTTTACGCCAGGGGTAGATGCGCGGAAGATCATGCCAGGCAGAATATTTGCAGTAGATACTACAGTGAAAATAGTGTCTGCTGCAACTACTGCCGCAGCCAAAGTAAAGGATGGAAACAGTGCAGTTTTTGCAAAGAATCCATGCTCTACTTGAACAGCAGTTTCTGAAGGCAACATACTAGTGAGGCCAAACAGCGGCGCACTGCCATTTGGCATCAGGCGAGTAATCATGCCAGCAAAAGATTTCTTCGCAAGATCAGCAGTGAAATTGGAAGTATTGAACATCCCAGTGAAAGAAGGCATTTATAAATCTCCGAAAGTTGTATTAATGGGTATGGGTATGGGTATGGGTATGGGCTAGATGCACACGCAAGTGTAAGTAGCTACGCCAGTCTTAGTCATAATGCAATGCCGGGTTGCAGCGTTTGCAACACTAAGACCACTTACAGTTACGCCAGTACCGCCAGTAATGGTAGCTGCCTGTGCAGCAGTATTAGTGAGAGAGAATACAAAACTATCACCAATACCAAGCTTAGGATGCGCTGCATCAAGCTGTGCGCCAGTAGGAGTAGTATAAGCTACTGCACCGGCCGCACCAGTAAATATAGCAGCACCGCCAAGAATAGCATCCACGGTAATGGTAAGGTTACCGGCGGTAGCTACTGTCACAGGACGTAGATAGTCACCAATACGCCCATCACCACTAACTGCTTCACGGAACATAGGTCCGTCACGAACAAGTACTTTATTAAAAGACATTTGTAAATCTCCAAGAAGGTTATAAGGGTATTACTGTTTCAGTCCTGAATCAAGCCAACTATCCCAGTCATCAACTTCACCTTTGCGACCACTGGTAATAGTATTAGGCTCTTGTGCTTTAGGTGAGAATGATTTGCCAAGTTGCTCTACATACTGTTTAGCCATTGCTGTGATTTCTGGCGCAGTTGCATTAGGAAACTTAACAGTCATTTGGGCTTCAAGAGCATTGATAATTGGCTGCACTGCTGGATTTGAAAAGATTGGGTTTTCAGCCCGCAAACTATCAGTAACTGTTTGCTTTTTAATGTGGGTAGGAAGTTCGGTAAGAAACTTCTCTTTAGACCTACTAAGTGCTTGCTCTACTATTTTTGTTGTAGCAAATGCGGATTGCGCATATACACCTTGTGCTACCTTATTCATCGCTGTTGCAAATGCTTGTGCAGCCTCTTGGCCCCCAGCAGTAATTTGTTGCAATACTTCAGGAGTTACAGCTTTGGAGAAATCTATCTTTCCAGCTGCTTCCATAAACTTTGCAGGATCTACTTGGCCAAAAACTCCTTGATTCGTATCTCCTGTAGCAGTAGGTTCATTTTTCCACAAGTCTTTGAAATCAGCAAAGGGGGTAGCATCTTTGTTAGCAGCACTAGGATTTGATCCTGGTTCTGGTAATACGCCATTAGGTGCAGCACCATTACTAGTAGCTCCAGTATTAGGAGTATTAGCTGGAATATTACCAGGACCTGTTGGGCCTGATTGCTGTCCTGGTTGGTTTGTTTGAGGTGGTTCTGGTGTCTTGGGCGCTCCACCAGAAAATAAGTTACTAAACATACTCATAACGCTGTTTGATTGTGCCATGATTTGATACTCCTATTGGTTGGTGTTGGTAAATCTATTTCTTTGTAAGAACTTCTTTTTGTGCTGCATCAGATGCGTCTATAAGTGTACTAAGTATTGATAGTTGTCCAGATAGAAATGCTTCCTGCTGAGTAAAACCCAACACATCATTTGGGGTAAACGCTAGATTTAGTTTCTGCTCTGCAATATCTGATCTCATGTTATGCAACACTGCTATTTGCATTGAGTTTAATATAGAACCAACTATTGTATCGCTTGGGCTAAGTACATGCTTTTGGAAAGTACTAATATCAATTTCCATACTATTCTCCTGTATCTATCCTACTCTTGTGACATTACGAGTTATGTTCTGAACTGTGTTTGTAACTTTTGGTTCTTGTGGCGGTGTTGCAGATGCTGCACCTTGTTGTTGTGGATTGTACCCAAATTGCTGTGGTAATGGTTGCGGAGGTAAAGACTGAATCAATGCTTGCACTTCCGCTGGATCTTTGCCTCTCATTGCTTCTACTACCATCTGAGTAAGTTGTTGCCATTGCCCTAGCGCCTGCTCATATGCAAGTTGCTCAGAGGATTTCTCAAAGTCTTGGATTCTAGCACCTTGAGTTTTCATAAAGTAGCTGAACAGCGGGCCTATATTATATGCTACAGCAATCTGCGGCGAAGAACCAATAACTTGCAATGCTGCTTGTAATGTATCTCCATTTATAAGCTTGTCTGTAGGTGTAAGACCATCAGATACTTTAAAATCCATTACTGCTTTACGCAAGGCTACTGGGTCAATAGATACTACTTGCTCCTTCTCACGATTAAATAAGGATACTCCGCCTTGATATTGCAAGATGTTTACTTTTATAATTTCTTTCAATGGAGTGAATAACTGGGATTCATAAAGCATAGAGCATACTTGATCTCTGCCATTTGCATTACTCATCACTGTCTGGAACTCGTGCAAGGTCTTATTACCTTTTACAAACTGACCTTGACGTGCTGGATTCTGGCCAGCAATTACGTTTGCAAACTGGAGCAATACCTGGGTGTCTTGCATTGCAACGCCAGACTGGTCATCTCTGAATGGGATAGGATAGTACGCCTCTGATACTGGCTTACCGTAAGCAGACGGGCGCACTGGAATCTTAGCAGCTGAATTTGGATCATTTATATGCTTCTCTGTAATACGGGAAGGATCATAAATACCGCGGTCACTAATGGCGCGGCGCCGGGCTGCTATATTTGCATTCCACAATGCGCTGGTAATTTCCTGTATTGGATCTACATTTGCTACCATTGACTTAGTTTGGTATTCCAAGCCATCTTCTAGTGGTTGGCCAAATAGCATTGGAAGGTATCCATGCGCATTAGTTTGGCGTTCTGCGTAGATCAAGATTTGATGATTCACATAGATGAATTTCCAGACTTGCGGTGTGTTTGGTGATGGCACTCGCATACCAAAATCACTAGGCAAGATCTTGGCATACAGGGTAGTAACCTCGTACATATTCTTATATTGTATCTTATTATCTTGACCAGCTATTCCAGCCCATGCAGACCAGTTAAAATCACCGCGCTTATTCTTTATGGAAAGCAATGAATCTGGATTTATATCTGGTACATAGTATCCGCCCCAAGAACTACCATCACCAGTTGCTATGGAATTACCGCTGAATCCTGTACCAGATTCAAAGGCTGCTACTATATTGTCTACAATTTTATCTGGTAATTTGGCTATGAATGCTTTGAGTTCAATGCGGGACATGAGTTCTGTGAAACCTGCGAACTCACCGCGGCGATATACTTCAGTAGCAGGCACACGAGTATCGAATACCAGATTGTATGGATCTCTACGACGAATGCAGTTACCTTCCCAGATTACTTCTTTAGGTCTAGCTTGAGAAGCGCTGAAACCTAAGTCAGTTTCTAATACAGAAGTAACTACGCGATCCCAGGATACTTCTATTGCTGAGATATTGTACTTGAATCCATCACGAAAGAATAGAAGAAACTCACGTACCCAACCGCCACGAGTAGCTTGATCCTCTATTACAGTTTCCATTTGTAATGCCGCATCCATATTTATAGGATTAGACACTACGCCAAATATAGGATGACCAGTAAGAAATACTGAGGCTTGATAAGTAACTGCTGCTTCTACAATTGGCATTACCACTGGTACAGTTACATTCTGATACTTAGATTTATCTCCATAGCGATTAGCGAGTCTGGCACGCCACTGTTCTTCTGATTGATCACCTTCTCGAATATACGCCAGATCCATGCGACGCATCTGGTCTCGCATATTTAGATTCTGCGCTTGTAAATTAAAACATTGGTGATGGTATTGTACAATGCCTTCTTGTACTTTACGCGGTAACAGCATTGGGGTGTTTGGCTGTGCCATTTGTGGAGAGTTTCCTAGGTTGGGAGTGCAGCAAGTAGCTTTATCAATTCTTCCTCATCTATATCGCCATTCTCAGTTACTATCATTTTCGGCTTCAGCGGTGTGCGCGGAGGGTGAGGTATAATTGGCATAATTGGTTGGAATGCGCCGCCATTTTGTACTTGTGGCATAGTAGGAGCAGTGGTCATATTATGCAACTGACGTTTGATTATATCTGTGAGTTTGGCCCTCTGATCTGGAGGAAGTTCCATGAGACGATCAGTAAATAGCTGTCTATTTGGCATAATATAGTTTCTTTCTTAGAAACAACAGTTCACAGATGCAGGTAATACGCGAACTAGAGAATCCTCTTGCTGCACCACTTGGTTCCATGCTACTATGTATTCACCGAATTCTTCTAGGATTCTGGTGCAATAGGTAAGCAAGTCTAGTATGTTATCTGTATTGTCTCGGCGCATTGGATTGAATTGCATTATCTCTAGGAATACTTCTGATTTGCATGCTGGGGCTATAAATATCTCCCCAGCAGCCAGAGCTTTGAATGCGTTTAGAATCCTCGAGTTTTTGGAAAATCCACCAGGATAGATTTCTACCGCTTCTATTCCTATTATTCCCATTTGATCGCATATGTATTTAAACCAGTAACCAAGAGTTGATTGGTATGCTACGGATTCAATTGCAATTAAACGACAATTCTTACGTAATGCTATTTCTAATGCAATTCTTATACAATCACCTGGGGAGTATCTATCATGCTTTACTTCCATTAGCACTGGAAAACCATCATATACTTCAAAGTATCCTATTGCTACCTCATCTGAGTTTACTTTGCCAGTTGCAGGATCAATCAATATGAAGTTACCTACTGGTATATCACTTTCCCTGTATGGAAGTTCTGGGAGCTTAGAAAGATCTATTAGATTATTCTGGGATGCAGTTTCATCATTTAATACTTCTGCATAAAATACTTCTGGGCGTCCCATACTAAGATCATTCTCATACTCACGCATCAATTGCTTAATTGGTTGCAATTCTTCCCATAAAGAGGTTCCATCTGCAAGAATACCACCTGCTATGAATTTAATCCAGTTAGGGTTTGCTTTAAGTTTGCGAAGTATGCTGAATTTGGTAGGATACATATTACCTACAAAGATAAATAAACAGCCATGCGGCGACTTAGCTTTCATGGCAGTGCTTACCATCTCACTTTCAAGAGATTCAGACTGTACTTGGCTCTGTGCGCAAATTTTAGATTGTATATCATCAAATAGCATAACATCAGGGCGCTCATTTTTAAGTGATACGCCCCGAATTACTTCTACTGTACCGGCCATAAGAGTTATATTGCGGCCTCGAAAGCCGAATTTCTTTAAATCTAAGCGATCGGTTTCTAAACCCATACGCCAATCGCCAAATGTTCTACGTACATTTTCCTCATTTAGCATGTCTGATACGTCTGCTATAATATTATTTGCTTTAGATTGATTTTCACACAAGACTAGAATGAATTTTTTAGAAGTGAATAGAATGCAATACAAGATGAATAATTTCATTAGCATTGTTTTGCCAAAACCACGAGGCAGTCCCAGAGCTAACTGAGAAAAATCCCTAGGTTTATGTATGTATTCACGTAACCAATCCCACACTGCTAGAAATACTACTGGAAATGCATACTGGTATATTGTAGGCATTGCGAGGCCAGCTAGAAAATCTAAGCTTGTTTTAGAAAGTTCTAGTACTTGTTGTGCTTCTAAAGATACTTCCGTAATAGATTCAGGAGCAGGTTCTGTCGCAGCAGGCGTAAATCCTGCTAGTGGATTTTCTGGTGTAAATCCTAGTTTCTCAGCTATGGTTGGCATGTGATACTATCTTATATCTTTTGGGGACGGCGCGGGCGCGCGGATATCGGAACTTTCGGTAAGCAGACCTACGAGCAAAAGACGCGCAGCTTCTCTATTAGCAGCAAGAAATTTCTTGCGCATACTAGATGCTTCAGCTTCAGCTTCTTTTAGCTTCAAAAGTTTCTGCACTCCTGGTACCGGTTCCATTTTCAATTTCCTTTTGCGCTACTACACTTTGCTTCTTTACTAGGCCATCTAATGCGCCTGATTGTATTGTGAGCAGGTTTTGCTCTCCTACTGATACTACTTGGCCTTGCATATTTGTACTAAATTTGTTTAATATCTGTATTGGAATTACCAGTTGTACTATTGACTGCTTTTCAATTATTGCTTCTGGAGCGCTAGCGCCCCGACGCTTTGCTGCATTTATTACTTGTATCGCCCGTAGTATTTCCATTGGCCGGTGCATTAGAGGTAGGCAGTCCCGCAAGCGTTCCAATAATCTATCCTCTATGGAATCATACTCCGAATCTCGTTCATTATGTTTTGCAAGATTATGGTATCTTAGTTCCGCTACTTGCGCTGCGAAGTATTCATCAGAAAGTAACTGAGAAATGCGCCCCTGGGTCAAACCTAGGCTTGCAGCTACTGTTACTGGTTCTACACCAGAACCTAGAAGGTTCAATGCGCGAGACTCTGTGATACTAAGATTTTGTAGTATTGAGCAGCCTATTGTGGTACTGGGGCCTATTGTGGTACTGGGTGCGGTGTCCATAGTATTCTATCTATCTCCGTATTTCAGGGTATCATGGTATCATGGAATTGGTAGGAATGGTATGGTGG